ATCTACTTCAGCTATTGATACATTATCTAATGGATTTAAATGTAGAACTACACAAACATTACAAAATGCTTCAGGTGCAACATATATCTACATGGCATTTGCAGAAAACCCATTTAAAAACGCTTTAGCAAGATAAAGGAAAAATTATGTTTTATTCAACTACAGACGGACAATACATTAACGAAGGTACTGCTTTTGTTATTAATGATATTCAATATCCAGCTAACTGGTTAAACTTATCTACTCCAGAAGAAAAAGCTGAGATTGGTTTAGAAGAGGTAATTGCAACAAATCAACCAGCTAATCAGACTTATTATTGGGTATCTGAAACATTAGACAAAGCTACTTTAACTTATACGAATACTCCTAAAGAATTAGGACCTGTTCAATCTAATGCTGTATCACAAATAAGAAATACTGCTTATTCTCTTTTATTACCCACAGATTGGATGGTTGTAAAAGCATTTGAAACATCAACACCTATTCCTGCTGATTGGAATACATGGAGAGCTACAATCCGTACACAGGCTCAAGAAGCTATTGCAGCTATTAATGCTGCTACAGATGTAGATCAAGTTAAAGCTGCAGTTAATGTTCAATGGACAGCGAGCCCAGTATGAGTATCTTAAAGAAATTGTTTGGTAAAGAAGAGTCTCCTTCTCAGGATACTGTTGTTGATTCTCAAGTTGAAGTGAAAGCTGAAGTTAAGAAGAAAGAACAGAAACCTGAGGTAGTAGATGGTGATCAACCTTTAGTAGGTAAATAACTGTGGATCCAATAACAATCTTATCAGCATTTGCTCCTGTAGTAATGGACTTAGGTAAGTCCCTTATTAACAAGTTTGTAGCACCTGATCAATTTAAACCTGCTACTATTGAGCAGTATGTTCAAATGAAAAACATTGATCTTGAGTTTTTCAAGGTCATGAATGATGCTGGTGGAGGTAATCCATCATACCCTTGGGTAGAAGCAGTAGCTAGACTTATGAGACCTACTATTGGTCTTATTGTATTAGGTACTTGGGCATATATGCACATACAAGGAACAGCAACACCTGAAGTAGATAACTTTGCTAGTGCAGTAGGTTTCTATCTATTTGGTGAAAGAAGTTTATTCTACATTAAGAAAAAATGAACTTAAGCCCTAACTTTACACTAGAAGAATTAACACACAGTGAAATTGCTGAACGTTTAGGTTTAGACAATACTCCTAATGAAGATGTTAAAGCTAATCTTGTTAGACTAGCTAGAATGCTAGAAGAAGTTCGTAGAGCTTTAGGTAGGCCTATCCATATTAATAGTGCTTATCGTAGTTTAGAAGTAAATGGTAAACTAGGTAGTAAACCTAACTCACAGCATTGTATCGGTTGTGCTGCAGACATTACAGTATCAGGATTAACACCTGATAACATTGTTCAAGAGATACTTAAAACAAACATTGAATTTGATCAACTTATCCGTGAGTTTAATACATGGGTACACATATCCATTCCTAGTAAGTTTGCAGATAAACCTCGCAAACAAGTATTAATCATAGATAAATCTGGTACTAGACCATATTGATGCTATGAAACTTATTACAGTTGAGACGTGTAAAGCTGTCTATAATATGCTAAGACACTTACCACCTTTCAACAAGTACGAGTTACCAACACCTTCCGAGATAGAATTTTTAGTAGTAGATGATCCTGCATTATATGGATCTTATTGTCCTGAACCTCACTGTATAACAATAAGTACTGCTAAACAAAGTCATCTATTAACACTTGAGAGAACTATGGCACATGAGATGGTGCATCTTATTTTATACCTTCAAGGTAAAAGATATGAGCTCCATAACAAAAATTTCTATAAACTAACTTATAAAGTAGCCGAGACATACGGCTGGGAACCAAAAGATCTATGATAGACCACCACGAACATCTGACAGAAGCAACTAAACATATCCTTGATGGTGCATCAGTTATAACAGTATTAGGAACATTAGCTCAAGTATTACCACCTTTAGCTGCATTGTTTACTATTATTTGGACTGTTATTCGTATTTACGAAACAAGAACAATGCAAAAACTATTGGGTAAACATAAGGACTAAAATGGCTACTTCAGGAACTACTACATTTAGTGTTACTCGTAATGATATTATAGAAGCATCTTTAAGACTTTTAGGAGTTCTTGAAGAGACTGCTTCACCTACAGCTAATGCGATTGAGAATGCTAGCTTAGTTCTTAACATGATGTTAAAGGACTGGATGACAGACGGTATTAAACTCTGGACAGTTACTGAATTAACTCTCCCATTAGTAGCAAATCAAACTGAGTATACTATTGGACCATCAGCTTCTTATGATCTTAATACTAATAAACCACTAAGAATTATTCAAGCATTCTTACGTAATGTGTCTGTTAATCCTCATGTAGATATGCCTATGACTTTAATCTCTGAACAAGAGTACAATATCTTAGGTTCTAAATTTTCTACAGGTACAGTAAATTCTGTATACTATAAACCATTAGTAGAGTATGGTAAGTTAAAAGTGTTTTTAACTCCTAGTTCTAGTACTGCTACTACATATGAATTACATATTAACACACAACGCCCTATTCAAGATATTACAGGTGCTAATCAAACATTTGACTTTCCATCAGAGTGGTATCAATCACTACGTTGGGGTCTAGCTGCTGAACTAGCTGCTGATTATGGTCTTCCATTAGAAAAGACTGCAGCTATTATTCAAAGATCAGAACAATATAAACAACGTCTCATGGCTTGGGACATTGAAAATAATAGTACTTTCTTCCAACCAGATGTAAGAACTCTTGTTACAAAGTTTAGATAATGCCTGAAACCTTAAGATTACCAATGCATTATGGTATCGAGTTTCGTAATGATACCACTGATAAAGGTTCTAAAATGGTTAACTGCTATGCAGAAGACTATAATGGAACTATTTATGCTAAGAAAAGACCAGGATATACTTCTGCTGGTGTAAACTTTCCAGCTGGTAAAGGCCAAGGTTTATACACTTTTGGTGATTACATGTATTCTGTAGTTAATAATACATTATATAAAACAGATAATGTTACATACTCTACAGTAGGTACCTTAACAGGAACAACAGATCCTTGTTCATTTACTAATACCATTAATAATGGTTATATGTTCTTTCAAAAGGGAGATAAAGCCTATACCTATGATGGAACTACTTTACAGAATATTAGTGGAGATACAGTAGGTTTTGTAACTGTTACAACTGGTGGTTTAGGATATGCCTATCCAACACTATGGACAGCTAGTACTGCATGGAATCTTTATCAGTATATTTATTATGGTAATAATGCTTATATTGTTACAACTGCTGGTACTTCAGGATCTACAGCACCTACTTTTACAAGTGGTAGTGCTTCAGATGGTACAGCAACAATTGCTTATGTAGGAACACTAACATCAGTATTACCTACAATTACATTCTCAGCACCTCCTAGTGGAACTACTGCTACTGGTACTGCAACTGTTCTTAATACAATTGTTACAGATATTAATATTACTAATGTAGGTAGTGGTTATGTTACAGCACCTACAATTATTATTGGTACAGAATGGACTGCTTCTACAGCCCTTACTATAGGTAAACAGGTTTATTATGGTAATAACTTATATACTGTAGTTGTAGCAGGTACTACAGGAACTTCTGCTCCTACGTTTACTTCAGGAACAGCAGCTAATGGTACTACTACATTATTTTATACAGGTACTAAAGCTACAGCAACAGCTCAGTTAAATGGTTTTCCTACATCAAGTCCTATGGTTCCTGGTGCTGCTTACCTAGATACTTATGTATTTATAATGACTGAAGATGGTAAGATTTGGAATTCACAACCTAATGATCCTACTAAATGGGATGCACTAGACTATATTACAGCAGAAGCAGAACCTGATAAAGGTGTAGCCTTAGCTAAACATTTTAACTACTTGATTGCTTTTGGTCAATGGTCTACTGAATTCTTTTATGATGCTGGTAATGCTGTTGGTTCTCCATTATTACCCAATGCTACAATGCGTATTGAGTTTGGATGTGCTAATGGTGACTCTGTTGTAGAAATGCAACAAACAGTTGTTTGGGTAGCTGTAGGACGTAATACAGGTAGAACTGTACTTATGTTAGATGGTACTAGACCTACTCAAATATCAGATGTATCAGTAGAAAGAATCTTAAATCAGTCTTCATTTACTAATGTTAGAGCTTATAGCCTTAAGGTATCAGGACATTATTTCTATGTTCTAAATCTGTTAGATGATGATTTGACTCTTGTTTGTGATATTAAGTCTAAACAATGGTGTATTTGGACTTCTTATGTAAACAATCAAGAAACAATATTAGATGGTGTTTTCTATGCTTCTTATAAAAATGAGGGATATGCACTTGACAATATCGATGGAAAGTTGTATAATATTAGTGAGCATACATATACTGATGAAGCAGGTCCTATTCAGTTTAGAATCAGAACTCCTCTTATTGATGCAAATTCCACTCTCCGTAAGTTTATAGGTAGATTAGAAGTAGTAGGTGATAAGATTGGAGCTACCCTTAGAATTAGACATACCGATGATGACTATAAAAACTGGTCTCAATATCGTAATGTAGATCTTAATGCCACTAGAAGTGTCCTATATCAAAACGGAGTATTTAGACGAAGAGCCTATGAATTCTTCTGTACAGACAACCAACCAATCAGATTACAAGCCTGTGAGCTTGACCTTGACCCAGGAACAAACTAACGCAATAGAACAAGCTTGGGAAAGTTATAAAGATTTTTGGGAAGGCTCTAAACAGTCATTTCTTGATAAGTTTAAAGGATTTACCATATATCCTCTTAAAAATAAAAATGGTGTAATAGGATGTTCAGTAGTTAAAGACAATGAGATACATGTATTTACTACAGAGCACTTTTATATGAGAAATTATATACGATCTATTTTAATTCCTTTATTTAATAAATATGAAGAGG